AACCCTGCCGCTCTAACAATACCAGCACAATAAATGTTTGCATCTACAAATAATGAAGTATTAGAATTTAAATGTAGATTAGCAGTATTTCTTGATGTATTAACAGCGACACCATTATTATTAACTAATAAATTCCATTTGGTATTTCTTTGATTATTTGGATAATATGTTTTTTCACCGACTACAAGATACTCGTTTGCGTCTAAATCTAGATCTTCCAAGTTGATAGCATTACCATCTGTATTAAGATTTAATCCAATTCCAACAGAATCGAGTTGTATTATCGGTTCTAAACCTTCATTACCAATAAAACTCATTTATTATGTTATTCTATTTAAAAGAAATATACTATTAATATTTATATATATATCTTTATGTATAAAGAAAAAATGATATATACATATAGCTTATTTTTTAGTATATAATGAAGAGAATTGACAATATTCATAATAAAACAAAGGAAATTGATAGCGAAAGTCTTCCTTATAATAATAAAAATATACTATTACAAAAGGAAAATCTAATAAAACTATTTGATGATAATGGATTAAAGGATTTAAAATTTAAGAATATTAATTTATATCGTGTTGCTTTTGTTCATAAATCGTATTGTACTATGAAAAATATAGATTTCAATAAAAGCAATATTAATTGTCCGAATGATTGCTTACCTTTACAAGATATATCATATGAAAGACTTGAATTTCTCGGTGATTCTTTACTTGGCATGATTGTTGCTAATTATTTATATAGTAGATTTCCTGATCAAAATGAGGGTTTTTTATCTAAAATTAGAACTAAAATTGTCAATGGTAAAATGTTGGGATATCTATCGGATAAAATTGGATTTCCAAAGTTTGCAATAATATCTAAACAAGTTGAAGAATCAAATGGAAGAAACAATTATAAAATTATGGAAGATATATTTGAAGCATTTATTGGTGCACTATACTTAGATTTTCAAACAGATGATGATGATGTAGTATTACCAAAACATATTAATATATTGCCAACGACAGGTGCTGGATATTATATTGTAGAATCATGGATAATTTTTATAATAGAAAACTATTTAGATTTCAGTGAATTAATAAGAATTAAAAATAATTATAAAGATATGCTTGTTTCACATATGCAGCATTATTTGCAAGATATTCCTCTGTTTAAAGAACTAAGTGTTGTGACGCGTGATAATTATAAAATATTTACATATTGTGTTAAAGATAGAAATGGTACAACTATATCAACATCCACAGGAAAAAGTAAAAAAGAAGCAGAAAATAATGCTGCGTTAGAAGCATTGAAATATTATAATATAAATGTAAATGAATATAATGCGAATATATAAGTAATTATAATTATATAATTTTAATTATGAAAATAACACATTTAGCACTTTCTGGCGGAGGTATGAGAGGTGTAATTTTTGTAGGAGCTCTAAGATATTTATATATTGAAAATCTACATAAAGATATAACACATATAGCTGGAACTTCTATTGGTTCTATTGTTGGTTTGGCATTGGCATTAAAACTTAATATTGATGAAATGGAAGACATTATAATAAAAGGCAATCAAGATGTAAAATTATGTAATATTCCTTATAAAAATTGTATTAAAATAGTTACTGAATGTGGTTTGTCGGATGTACATATTTTTTCTAATTATTTAAAAGAATTTGTTAAAATAAAATATCCCGATATTGAAGAAAATATTACTTTTTCTTATTTAGCAAAACGTTTTGGTATAAATTTTTATGTATCTGCAACAAATATTTATACTTGCAAAAATAAAATATTTAGCCTAGAAACAACACCGGATGTATGCGTTTTTAAAGCTTGCTCAGCATCTATGGCAATACCTATATTATTTAAACCAATAAAAATAAATGATGATTATTATTATGATGGTGGATTTACAAATAATTTCCCTATTAATATTTTTGATAATGTTCCATATGATAATATTTTAGGAATGATATTATATAAATCTTATTATGATAAGGAAATTCCCGATGAACAATTACCTCGTCCAAAAATAAGTTTCATGTTTTTATCTAAACAGATTATACATTTGTATGAAAAAATTAGAACACGATCTGTATTGGGTGAATTAATAAATGTTGATAAAGCAGAATATTATTATATTCCGAATAATATTCCAGATATTCCAATGATGAATATAGAAATAAATAAAAAGGGATTAAGATTAAAATTACCTGAAGAATTATTTAATAGCATGATATATGCTGGATATAAAAGTATGTCTGAATATATTATTAAAAGGAAAAAAAAAAACATAGAAAAAAATGAAAAAAGATACGAAATCATAAATGTAGACTATCATTAATTAAAAATGGTTTTTTATTAATTATTTTTTCATTTGGCTTATATTTTGTAAAAATATTATTTGGTGCTTTTGTTAAATAGGGTATTATCAATTCATTTATTAAATCTTTTAAATTTTTATTTCTTTTTAATCTATTTGAAACCAAGGTTTTATTAATTGTTATTAACTTATTTTGTAAGTAAGTTGTAAAATAGGAAACGTTATCAGGCGGATATTTAGCAAAATAAGACCATGATTTAGGTAATATTTCTTTATTAGCAAAAGCATATATAATTTTTACATAATCTTCCAATATTTTTGATGTTATTTTATTATCACTTTCGATTTTTTTAGCAAATCCAAAATCAAATATCATCATGTTATATTTGCAACTTTTTAAATAAAAATTATTACCATTTATATTATAATGATAATATCCTTCTTCTGGATTTCTTTGATATAAAAAATTGCCATAATGACAATCTCCATGAGTATATCCAGTACATTGAAATGTCATAATTGATAACATAACTTGAATAAATACATTATATACTAACATATCATCACTTACATATGTTTTTAACTTACACAACTGCTTTAAATCACCATGTGCCAATTCATTTAGATTTACATAATAATTTAAATTACTAATAATTGGTGGAACATCACTGGATATATTGTTGCATAAAAAAGTTCTATATGTAAAAACAAAGTGTTTGGATAATTTTAATTTAAGTATATTTTTAGTAATATGTTCATTTAAACATTTTTCAATACTATTTGATGTATTTACTTTCATTAATTTTGTTGCAATAGGATATTTACCAATTGCATCTTTAATTGATGTTATAAATATAGAACCATATACACTATCAGAACCAATTTGTTTTTCTAAATTTACAATATCATCAATTGTATATCCATTATATACTTTTGTGTTTTTATAGAAATTTTTTTTTTGCAAACAAGAAATTTCTTTTATTTTTGATATTTTACTATATATATATTTAAAATATTTAGCACGATTTTCAATGCAATATTTGTTATTAACATATGACTTTAAAAATGCTTTTACATTTCTATTACTATGAGAAACTGAACCTGATAAATTAGCATTACTTGATACTTTGCTTAATTTGCTTGATGATATTTTATTAGATATTTTAGATAGAGATAAGGTATTTTTTGCGTAAGCATTTCCTTCTTGGAAATAGAAACTTCTATGATATTCGCATTTTATATTAGAACATTTAGTCATAATTCTACTATTAGATAATAAATATATATTTATTATAATAGATTTGTAATATGGATCCATATGTTTTTATATTGGATTTAGATGGAACAATTATTGGAGATTGTAGCTATCAATGTGATTTATATAATTTACAAAATATACTAAAAAAAAATATCAAAAACTTTAATAAAGCAACATCATCATCATTTAATAAAAATAAAATAGATTGTGAAAAAAAATTAAATGAAAGTTATAGTAACGAATCGTTATTAATAAGACCTTATTTTACTAAATTTATGTATGCTATAAAAAAATTCTATTCCAGTTCATTTATATTTGTTTATACAGCATCAGAAAAAACATGGGCTAATAAAGAAATAGCAATTATTGAAAAGCAAAATAATATTAAGTTTAATCGCCCTATTTTTACACGCGATAATTGCATTATTGATAAAAATGGTATGATCAAAAAATCTGTAAATAAAATTATACCCCAATTATTGAAAACTATGAAAGTTAAAAAGGATTATGATATTTCTAAGAAATTATTAATTATTGATAATAATCCTACTTTTGTAGATTTTAAAGATAATTTTTTACTTTGTCCAACATATAATTATATTCAATTCAGTAATTTATGGGAAGATTTATCTAATAAAGAATATTTTAAATGTAAAGAATTAAAAAACTTTGTAATGAAAATGGTAGTGCAAAAAAAAATGCATAATATTAAACAAACTACAAAACCAAAAAAACAAGAAAGGCTTTATAAATGGCTTTATAAAAAGCACAGAAATATTAATAAATATAATTGTAGTTATGCTAATGATACATTTTGGAGAGATATTACTGTATTAATAAGACATCATAATATCAAAGAATATAACAAAAAGATAATTATGTCAATGCAAAAAAGTATAAAGAATTAGTATTATTTTAAATTAAATGATATATATAAGTTTTGATATAGGTATTAAAAATTTGGCATTATGTATTCTGAGAAAAACAAATAAAATAGAAGTTCTTGATTGGCGCATAATTGCTCTGGCTGATAGTAAAAAAGAGTTAAAAGGTATAGATGATATTTCTGAACGTGTTTATTATGAAATGGATAATATTGTAGGATTTTTAAAAGAACAAGATATTAATACAATTGATTATGTACTTATTGAAAATCAGCCTTCTAATTTAAATGGTGTTATGAAAACGATTCAGCATATTATTTATAATTATTTTAGTTTAATAAAACATTGGGATAAAGAAGTAGAAAATGTGGTATTGGTTAATGCTTCTTTAAAATCAAAAACACATAATTATGTATCAGAAATAAAACCCGAAGAAAATGCAGGTAACAAAAATGCTAAAAATTTTAGAAGAAGTAAATATTTATATAATAAAAAGCTAAGTATTGATATTTGCCAAAATTATATTAAGGATAATCAGAGATTACTTGATATTTTCGCAAATAATAATAAAAAAGATGATTTAAGCGACTCGTGTTTACAAGCAGTATCATATATTAGAACAAATATTAAAAATGAGTTATTAGATAATTATAATGTATTATATTAAAATGAATATATTACTAATATCAATGTATAGCAATAAGTGGAACTGGAAAAAGCAACATAAATTATATAGAAAGGCTATTGGTAAAAATGCCAAATTAATTATAAAAAGATATTATGATAAAACTGGTATTAAAAAGGTTTTAGATAGTGGGAAAATAAATGGAATAATAATAAGTGGTTCTGATTATTTTATTCTTAAAAAAGGTTCTCCGTCAGTACCCAATTTTGTATTTAAATATAAAATACCTATATTAGCAATATGCTATGGATTACAATTTTTAGCAGCTAAAAAAAATAAAAAAAATATAAATAGCTTTAAAAATGGTATGAAAACTTATACTAAAAATATAAAAATATCTGTTCCTTTTAATGTGAAAACTTTGACATACACATACATTCATCAAGATTATTTAGTTGGTATTGGAAAAAAATATAAGGTAATAAAAAAAATGAAAAATAAAATAGTTATAGTATATAATAAATCGGATAAAATATTTGGTATTCAGTTTCATCCAGAATATATTACAAAAACAGGTAGAATATTTTTTAAGAACTGGTTTAATTTTATAAAAAATAGTGCGTAATCTAGTATATATATAAATTATTGTAAATATATAAACATTTAGAACTCAAATAATATATAATATGTCTTTAATATCAAATTTAAATAATAAAACTGATGATTTAATAGAATTAAATAAAGATAGTTTCAAAAATAATTCTTTTAATTTTAACATACCTAAAAACAATGGTATGAATAAAGGTGGTTTTATAGACGACGGTCTATTTAACAAAAAAAAAATTAGTGACGATGTTATATCTATGTCTTCACACTCTTCACGAGCTAGCAGTTCTGCTGGCAATAGTAATTATGATAAAGCAAAATATATAAAAAACATGAAAAATATATATAAAAATAAAAAGTTAAATCGTGACGACGATATGGATAGTACATCTGTTAGTGATGTCAGTAGTGTAAGTGGTCGTAGTAATGTTAGTGGAAGCAGTAGTGTTAGTGGTGATAGTGGTGAAATACGTAGTAGAAATAGAGATGATACAAGTGAAAGCGGAGAAAGTGGAACTTCACAAAGTGGTAGTGTCAGTTCAAGTGGAGAAAGTAGAGTAGCAAAAAGAAAGCATATGAGTGCAAAAGATATTGTGAGAAATGAAATTAACGAAAAGCGCGAGATTATATATCAACTTGAACGATTAGAATCGAAGGGTTTCAAATTACCTTTCAAGTTTAACATGAATTCTAACTTAGAAGAAATGCGTTCTGAATACAATCGTATTATTAGAGAAAAAGAGCTTGATGGTAGTGTAAGATTTCAACAAAAAATGTTATTGTCATTTGTATCAGGAACTGAATATATAAATACAAGATATGATCCATTTTCAGTTAAATTAGACGGATGGTCAGAGCAAGTTAATGAGAATATTAATGATTATGATGATATTTTTGAAGAATTACATTATAAATATAAGTCATCTGGAAAGAAAATGGCACCAGAATTAAGATTATTTATGTCTTTATCTGGAAGTGCTTTTATGTTCCATTTAACAAGCAGAATGTTTAAAGAACAACCTATGCCAGATGTAGAAAATGTATTAAAATCAGATCCCGAATTAATGAAACAATTTCAAAATGCTGCTGCTAAACAATTTATGATGGGTGGTGGAGGTGGTGATCCAAATATTGCTACTTCAAAACCACCACAAAGTAGCATGGGTGGAGATAGTATGGGATTATTTGGTATGGTAAGTAACTTGTTTAGTTCTTTAAATAGCGATCCTATATCATCTGAAATGCCGAGTTATCAACAAAATAATTTTAGTAATAAATCAGCAAATGATGTAGATAATATTATAAATAATGTTCATAATAATATATCTGTTGAAGATGATTTAAATAATCGCATAGAAACTCTTTCTGTCAGTGATGAAGAAATAACATCAATAATTGAAGATACTGCTGATATTCAAATATTAAAAAAATCAGGAAAAAAAGGAGCAAATACTCGTACTTTAAATATTTAATTAGGTTTATCTTTTTCCACGGACATTAGTTATTTTTTTAGCACTTTTCTTAACGAATCTTCCTACATCTTTTACAGAATTAGCGATTCTGTCAGGAGTAGAATTTAAGGTACGCATTGGGTTACGAATAGTATTTTCTACTTCTTCTTCGAATACTTCAATGCGAGATAATAAGTTGCTTAAAGTGCTTAGTAAAATTGGGATAATAATAATGGTGAATAATAAGGTTAAGAATAAGAATAAAGATATCATAGTGCCAATAGCGATGATATCTCTAGACATATCTTCTGAACATTTACATTTTTCATTAGTTAAATATTTAACATAGTCAAATGCATAGTAGATATATACAACAAATAGTAAGAAGAATACGAAAGTTGCTATTGCTACTAATTGTACAATTACACCACCCATGCTTCTAGCAACTGATTTTAAGGAAACAAAAGCAGTTACAAAGAAGTATATTAATGCAATTATTGTGAAATTCTTTATGAAATCTTTGTTAGGATGTTCTGAACATTCACAGCCGATATTTTCTAACTTGTATAAATATGTGTATATTATTAATAATAATATAACAAATATCATTTGAATTATTAAGCTACTATAAAAAGATAGATTGTTTTCTTCCTTCATGGTTTTTAACTTTTCTTACTCTATATTATAATATAGAAATTATTTATTTTGTAATTCTAAAATATTATATATTAAAAACTTTGTAGAATTATTAAATTTTGAAATATCTATATTTTTTATTTTATTAATTATTTTAGCAGTTTTTGTTACACTTAATATATTAAATAATTGTTCTAGAAAAATATCTAAAATATGTTTATATTCCTTGTTTTCTTTTAGAATATTAATTGTATTTTCAAATAATATTTCCAATAAAACATAAATTTCATTTAACTTAAATTTTAACCATAATTTATTAAGATTATTTATATTTTTTTTCCACTTAATATAATCACAATATAAATCATATTCATCGTTCAATAACAATATATCATTATCATAAATTTTTTTCGGAGGTTTCCATTCCTCAAATTCTATGTAATTCTTCCATTTAGCTTCAATATTCTCTTGTAAAATATTTTCATCAAAAAATGTTAATATGTTTGTGTACAAAATGTTTTCATTTAGCTTTATATATTCCCATATAATTTCAAACACGCTATTTTTATCATTTTCATTTATTATTTCTTTAATGCTTTCATATATAGTGTTTTTATTTTTTGTAGTTATTTTATTTAATAATCCAACTAATTTACGTTTCAACATTGAGTTATCAGTAAAATCAGGGATTATAATATGAAAT